TCCAAGAGACAAAAAAAAAAACACTCCGCCGCGATCATAATTATATGGGGGGGCGGTTTTTGTCGTCTTATCGGTTTCTTTACAACAAATATTTACACATCAAAATCGCTTACTTTTGACACTTTCTGTATATATTTGTCTGCAATTGTTGTTCTAATGTTGTTCAGCTATGGCGACCTTCCGAACCTGTATCTTTGCCCACCAGCGACGCGCAGACGGTACTTACAATATCAAGCTGCGCATAACCCACCACCGAAAAAGCCGCTGGATAAGCACGACGCTCTATGCACTGCCCGATGATCTGACGCGGGGATTGAAAATCAAGGATGAAAAACTCAGCCGCAAATGCCGCGAACTGGTCGAAGATTGCATCGACCTCTGCAACGACATGGGATACGCCGTCGAGGAAATGGAGATCGACGAACTCGTCGCACGCATCAAATCAGGATTGAAAGGCGGAGAGCGATTCCGGCTCGATTTCATAGCGTATATGAGGCAGGAAGCGGCGCGGATGAATTCCGGTACGGCATCGATTTACATGACAGCCCTCAACGCGCTGAGACGATACATTGGCCGCGATACGCTCGACATCGGCGAGATCACGGCACCGTTCATCAAAGGATTCGTGCAATTCATCGAATCGGAGCCTTCGCAACGAGGCGCCAACCGAAAGCAGAAAGGTGAAACTGCAACCAAAAACAAGGGCAACAGGGCACTGTCTCTGTATATTTCGCGCATCAAAACCATCTATAACCGCGCGAAGGAAGAGTTCAACGATGAAGAACTCGGACAAATGAATATTCTGGGCAACCCTTTCAGAAACTTGCGCCTCGAAACACCCGCGCCGACGGCCAAACGAGCCATCTCCGCGGAGTCGATACAGCAGATAATCGACTTGCCGCCACTCGCCAACGAACGCGCTCGGATGGCGCGGGATTGCTTCCTCCTGTCGTTCGCACTGATGGGGATGAACAGCGCCGATCTGCTGACCTGCCCGCCGGCCAGGAAGGACGAAATCGTGTATTTCCGGCAAAAAACCGCATCCCGCCGCACGGACCGTGCAGAAATGCACGTTCGGATAGAGCCGTGCGTCAGCCCTTTGATCGCTCGCTATTCGGATAAGACGGGGAAACGGCTGCTTCACTTCTACCTCCGCTACAAAGATCGCGTGTCATTCAACAAAGCGATCAACAAAGGCCTGAAAGATGTCGGCGAGGCGATAGGCGTCGATGGCCTGACGTTCTACGCTGCGCGGCACTCCTGGGCAACCATAGCGCGGACTCCCCGAGAGGAGGGCGGAGCCGGACTGGACAAATACGTGATTCATGAAGCGTTGAATCACGTTGACACATCCATGAAAGTCACCGATATTTACCTCGTGAAAAACTGGCGTGTCATTTTCGACGCCAACAAAGCCGTAATGAATCTTTTCGATTGGAGCGGAATCGGGAAATAATTCCGGCAACGAGTTATCGGAACACGGCCCATCCTATTTTCGTGCCGACATATTGTTTTTCCCGGATCGGATCATACCCTACTATGACCTCACCGCTCCATCGGCCTCTCGTATAGCGTCCGTAGATGCCCGCCCACTGGTTGTATGGATCGATTCCGAGGGCGAGCCCCATTTCCCAGCGCGGCGGCCGCACCTCAGTATGCAGTTTTGTAACCGTAATCTCACGGAAAACCGGCTTTACTACGGCCGAAGCCCGCAACAGCCGGTTTTCTCCTACGGTCGCATCAACAAGGAATGTTCCGGTCGAATCGGCGGAGAAATCCAGCCGGTAATCCCGTTCGAGCAGATAGTCGGCGATGATTGCGGCTGTATCTACACTCATGTATTTCCACACCGTATCGGCCGGTTCGCGCACCGCGACCGGATAAGATTCCCGAATGGTGTCGTACACGGGAACCGGCCACGGCACCCATCGGGTAACGGTGCTGTCGCGCATTTCGACGGAAGCCGCCCCGCGGCGGTAGCCCCAGCCGAAAAACAGTGAACCGACGATGAGCACGGCCAACAAGTATGCGAGCAGTCGTCTCACAGATGCAACACCTGCCTTCGGTTCTTCCCGTCGGCACGGTATGAAATATGGATCCAGCGGCCCCGATTCTCGTCGATGAGCTGGTCGAAGGGGATCGCGCTGGCTGCGATGCGTTCGAACAGCCGCAGATTATCCGCGACGCTGCCGGTGGTGATGTCGGCCGCTTCGCCCTTCATGTGCTGACTTGCCGCAGCTCCGCCGACGGCTGCGTTGAGCGCCGGCGATCGGTAGCCGCTGTTCACGCCGATCGGCTTGCCCCAAAGTTCGCGCACGGGATCGAGGCATTCGTCCATCAGCGCATTGAGCCGGCGAATGACGTCGTGCGACGGCGCGTTGTCGATGCTGCGCGCTGCGGCCGTATCGGAACGCAGCAATTCGGAAAGGGTGAAATACGTTGCCATACCTATCCTTTCATTCGGTCATACCACATCTTTGCCTGCCAGCCTGCGGCGGCTCCTGCGGCCGCCCCGAATCCTGCGCAGAGCGTCGCCGTGGTGCGGATGCCGCTCGGCAGGAGATTGAACAGAACGACCAGCGCAATGACGGCGGCCGACACGCAGAGCGCGATTTTGACTTGCTTTTTCATGGTTTTTACAGTACTAAGGTTAAAACAATATATGTTATCGATACTCGGGCAGCAGGTATTGGATGTTCATGGCCGCCGTGTGCATGATCTCCCGCGCATTCTCCTCCGATACGGACAGCGGGCGGGTGAACTCGCAGAAGATGCTGCCTATCCAGTCGTGGCGGTTGTCGTTGAGCCGTTTGATGATGGCCGCCCGACATCCGTAACTCGAAAGGATGGACTTCGCATATTTGTCGTTCACCTGCTCGTCGATGTCCGTGATGTAGAGGAAGAGGTTCTTCACCAGATCGCTGCTGAACTTCGGCACCTCCGAAATCGGAAGGCCCTGCATGTGCGGTTTCATCGGTTCCACCCCTTTGCGCTTGACCTCGTAATAGACGGACAGCAGGCTTTCGTTGCCGAGCGGATGCGGCTGTACGATATAGACCCGATCGGCATCCAGCTCGTGCAGAACGCTCCACAACTCACCGTATACGATAGACGAATTGTCGGCCCGACGGATACTTTTCGTCTCTTCGTCCTTTTTGAACTTCTCGATTTTCAGGTCGGTCAGCTTGTTTTTGCTGTACTGGTTATAGGCGAACCACGCAGCGATAATAGTTCCGAGGGCACTGATGATTGCGGGGAGGTATTCCATAGCGATTTCAAAGGTTAGGCGTCGTGTACATGCAGTGATTCCACCTCTTCGCGCTGCGCCACCCGCTCGGCTTCGAGCTCGGCGAGGGTCATCTCGTAGCGGTTGTACTCCTCTTCTATCTGCCGGCGTTCGTCATCTGTCAGCGACAGAATTTCCGAATCGGGCGGAAACAGAATGCCGGAATCTGTGTAGTTCCATTTTTCCAATCCCCGTTCATCGGTAATCTTTCCCCCGTACAGGTTGCACAGGACGCTGCCGTCCTCCACGATTTGCATCGCTTCCGCCTCGCTATAAGGCGGGAAATCGATCTTCTTTCTCATACCCCTAAATATTTACATATTACTCTTACTCGCATACCTCCGGACGTTGTATTTCCTGTCGCCATAACTTTAAGATATTGGACAGTAGGGTCTATCGTAATACCTGTCCCATTATATACGGATTTGTTACCGGCGGCGGAGACTGAATATACGGCTCGTGCGTTATAGACCGTCGCGCCGTATATGAACGCCCGTTCATCCGTCCAGTTTTGCACGGTGACATTTGTCAATGCAGACGCATTGTAATTATAAACGGCCACGGCCAGAGCCACATATCCTCTCGGTACGTCGATCCGTTTATTGGCTGTTCCTTCGGCAATATCGGTAAAGAATATACCGCTGTCTATGACTATTTCGCCTTGATTCGGGACACTTTGATACGACAGTTCTGCCGTGCCGCCCGTTGCGGTCGGAACATACGGCAGATCGAGGCCCGCGCCCGACGTGTCGCGCCACTTGTCTGCCAACAAACCGGCGGCGATGTATTCGGCGACAAGTCCGGTGCGCATCTCACCCGACAGAGGCAGCATATACCGTTCGGGCTCGCCGCCGTTCCACAGCGTAGCGACCTCCGAGGCCGTAAGGGCGTAATTGAAGATGCGATGAAAACGGACAATTCCTTTGAAAATGTAAGCCGAGGTAAGCCGGCCGACGATATACACATTCGCATTTTGATAATTGGGAAAAACAGATGTCTGAGTTGTCAGGACTCCATTTACATATACTTTCCCCGTTGTATTCGCAACATCCACCGAAAGTAGCACATGGTATGATGTTTCAGGAGACACCCGACCCGCATTCATTAACTGTGACCCTATGTACGCATACATCGATCCATTAGAGACGAACAGTTGAACGTTGCTTTGGGAGCCCCTTGCAGTCGTAAATAGCCTTTGATCCGTAGTTACGTCATCTCCTGTCGTGAAACATATTTCATGTGTCCGATCCCCTTCGAACAACAATGCCGGAGCGTCTGACGAAAAATATCCATCCGAGGTATTTACTCCCGTCTGACGCCCCTGCAAAGGGGCTATCTGCGACGATTTGATATATCCCGTCGCGGAGTCGAGGTCGGCTTTGCCGGCGAGTGCATCGGGAATATCCGATACGGACACAGAGGTACGCATCGCCGAAAAGGTGCCTCCTGACTCTGTAATGGTCAATGCAATGTATTTCCCCGAAGATATATATTCGATTTCGAGTGTTATTTTCAGTGGCAGACCAACACTCCTATTTACATCTACTATCACAGGAATAGATGCATTCCTGTTCGCCGCAGCGGGATCGGTCGACACAACGACGATACAGTTTCGCCTGAGCAACTTCGAGCATAACTTTCTGAATGCATCTACACCCCCGACGGCCGCACTGATCTCTTCGCTCGTACTGTCGCTATCGATGCCGAGATAACCGGAGGGAAGGGCCGTGTTGTTGAGCAGATCGGCCCACTCCATCGATGATGCCGTATACGGCAGTCTCGATAAGGTAAATGTTTCCGATGTCAACGTAAGACTGGACGGGAGCACGTATGTCTGCGATGCATAATATCCGATGACGGCCTTCGTATCGGCATGCACTCCATATCCTGACGGTACGAGGTATTGTCCTCCGTTATCGGGAATCCTGACAACAGGTACCGTGTGAATCGGATCCGCAACGATCCGATCGTATGCTGCCGCGATTTCAGAGGCAGACATATCGGGCAGATAGCTGTCGTCTATGGGGCCAGCTTTGGTCAACAACACCACAGGGGTTGTGTTCCCCAGAAACTCGGCGATCTGGTCGAGCGTGGCGAAGGTGGATGTGCTATCCCCGTCCTGAATCTCCAACGCAACCGCACCGTTCAGGGTCTGAGCTTGCTGTAAGTCTTTGATCTTATAATTTGCCATAGTGTCATTCGGTTTTGGGTAGATCGCCCAGACGCAGGAAATCGTGTACGTTGGACGGATGTTGTCTGAGATGATGCCGAGCCGCTGCGGCCGTCAGATTCAAGTGTGTGTAGAGTTTTCCGCGATAGCGGATCACGATGCCGGATTTGAGCATGTAACCGCCGTTTGCGCCTTTCTGCTCCTTCCGCAAATAGGAGGCGATCATCGCGGCCGCATCACGGAACCGGTTGGGACACCGGCCGCTGAAATCGGAAAGCATCGGACGCCCGAACACTTCCCGATAATCCGATTCGATCCGCTTCTTCTCTTCCATGCACAGAGAGGTGCCCGATGCGCACCTCTCCATGTACCAGTCCAACGGTTGCATACCCCCTACTCGGCCGGAGTACACAATGCTTCCAGCGCGGCGCGAGAAGCGTCGATACCGCCGGCGTCGAAGAAGATCTGCGGCGTCGGTGCGTTCTGCTCGATCAGGTCGCCGCCCCAACCTCCGTTGTAGCCGTCGCCGTACTTGTCGAGCGTCGCGTTCTGCATCGATGCGCCCTGTTCGTAGCCGATCACACAGAACGCCTGGCTGCCGTCCGCACCCTTCGCCTTGTTCTCGTAGACAGCGACCCAGTCCTCGTTCTTGAACGCCTCGATGTTCTGCGAGTTCGCGGGGCTGTCGGCCAGCATACGCAGCGGCAGCGTCTTGTTGATGGCGATGCCGATTTCGGCGTTCTGATCCTCGTAGATCAGCCCGTTGTAGGGCATTTTGGAGGGAATCGAGAACCGATAGGCCCTCTTGCCGGATTTGAGTGCGATCTTGGTGATCTTCGGTTTGGTGTAGGTCGTCGCCGATTCGTCCAGATCGGACTTCTTGATAAGATAGGCAATCTTCTCGACGCCCACCCCATAGACCGTGTTGCAATCTTGCAGGATATCGCCTGCCAGATCATTGATACATTCTGCCATTGTTTTTTTTAATTTATTATAAAAGGGTTAATTCGTGTTTGAAGCAAATATAGGATACGCAGGAAGGGTTCCTCCGAACTTTTCGCTGTTTTTTACCTTTTGCGTCCGGCGTAGCGCGCCGTCTCATCCTGCACCTTGACCCGCCGCTGACCGTTGTTTATATCCCTGACCGTCACGACAGGATTCGGCATTTCCCGCATTACACGTCTGAGCATCTGCTCCATCTCACGCATTCCGCCTGCTCTTCTCTCTGGTAAATGCGATGTCGGAATGGCGTTGCCGCCGCTCGACACGTTCATCATCGAGAGCACCGGCCCCCAATCCACGACCGCACGGGCCGTCATCACGGCCTCGCCGTTGGACAGCCGCGCAGGGATGCTGTCGCTCGTACCCGTGCCGGGGCCGGTCACAAGACCGCCGCGGGAAAATTTCGGCGTAGCCGGTTTCTCGGCTTGATTCAAAACTTGGTACGCCTGCGCAATAGCGGAAAGGACAGCCGCAATCGCAGCCGCCATTTTGATCGGACGCGCGGCATTGCCTGCAATCGCTTCGGAGATCGCCAACGCCGTATTGACACCGATATTGAACAGCGCCAGCAGTTTTGCGAACTCGGCAAACTCCGCATTATCTTCAGCCAGCGTATTGAACAGATTGGCTGCCGCACCGCTGATCGTCGACATCGCCGTCAATGTGGTGTTTAGCTGATATTCGGCCTGCTCTTTGGTAATTCTTGCCGTCTCCAATTTCGCATCCTGAACCGCCATTTCACCATTGAGGACGGCCGTCTGGTATGCAACATCCGAATCATACAGAGATTCTTTCGTTGCTTCGTCCATACTCAGCAATGCCTGGTATTTATCCATAGCGATGCGAAGCTCCTCCTGCGCGATCGCCCGCTGCGCGGAGAGACGTTTCCCATTATCCTCGCTTTTCAGGTCGGAATAGTTCTCGTTCTTGACTTGCGCACGAGCCAGGGCGTCCATCTGGGCATCCATACCGAGGCGGGCCCTGATGCGCGCTTCCTCACGCGCCAACTCCTTGCGCAACGCCTCCTCGCTGTATTTTGCCTCGACGGATATTCGGTCTTTCTGATACTTTTCGTCAAGAGCCAATATCCGTTTGTTCAGCGTCTCTTTCTCTTGAAGGAGCCACGCCGCCTGCTCTCCTTCGGCGGTTTTCAGCAGGATGTCGATCTCGCTGATTCGCTTTTCTGCCGATTTTTTCGCAACCGAGTTTTGCTCAGAAATGCTTTTTAACTCGCTCTCTTTCGTCTTGGTACGCATCTGCTGGACGAGTTGGAAATAATCCTTCTCCGCTTTGAGGGCCGCATCTTTCGCTTCCTTGATGGCTTTGGCGCGGGTTTTGGCGGTTTGGGTTGCTTTTGCATCGGTTTCATTCAGACGTTCTTGCAATTCCCGCAGAGCGGAATTTTCCTGAGCATTTAGCCGTTTTAACCCCGCTTCCATTTCTGCAAGTTTGTCGTTTGTCTCAACTGAATTCTTAGTCGGTTCGGCACTTAATTTCGCGATCTCGAAATCCAACTGGGCGATGTCCTTTTTGATTCTGAACATTTCCCGCGTCTTGTCTATTGCTTCCTGTGCATATTTTGCACGTTCCGCATCCGAGTTTTTCAATTTATCGTTCGATTTCAGTCGCGCATCCGCTATTTCCGCTTCGAGTTCTGCAATCCTTACGACGCCTTCCCTGTATTTGGTGTTTCGTTCTTCCTGTTTAGCGGCTAACTCGTCGAATGTTTTTTGTAATTCATTAGCTTCAACACCTTGCCCCAAGAAGCTAATAAAACCACCTATAAACCCCGAGCGCATTACATTTTTCGCAAGGATTTTTAACTGCGTCCAAAACGTTTTGAATTTCGATGTCGTCTCTACCATCACTTCACCCATTCTATCGACCGAATTAGTGTAGGCTGCATTCCACGCATCTGCGGCCGACATTGCTCGCTGATTTTTGTAGAATAGTTCCTCGTTCTCCTGAATACGGGCATTTACTTCCCGAATGGAAAACGATAGCGCCTGATAGCTGGCGTAGATAGCAGCAATAGCAGCTCCGATAGGCGTAGCAATGAATGCCGCCATCTGTTTAACAAGAGACCCAATGGCACCTGCTGCACCCTTAATGACATTCGTAACGCCTCCCGCATTTTGAGCCGTTTGCGCAAGTTGCAGCAAGAAATTGTTCCCAACAGGAAGCGTGTTCTGAATGGCATTCTCATAATTGCCGACATTCGAACGATAATCGCCGATTGCGGCCTCCGCCTCTTTAACGGCGTCGCGCTGCGCTTTGATATGATCTGCTAACGCTTTCCCGCTGGCGCTTTCGCGTTCGGCGGCCGATAACCTTCCATACTGCGCAATAAGGCCGTTCAGATTCGCGCGTAGTTGATTCAAAGACCCGTCAAGCTCTTTTTCGACCTTAATGTTATTTTGAATCTCTTTTTCATACTGTCTTTGTTCATCCGTCAAGGCTTTTGTGGTAGACTTCAATTCTAATTGTGCCTTTTTATAATCGGACAGCGAAATTTGGCCGGTCTCGTACTCTTTTTTGAGGTCGGCCAAAATCTTCTTATTGTCTTCAATAGCTTCGTTGGCTTTTACCCAACCCTGAACGAGTTCCTTATAATTGAAGCGAATATTAATAATCTTATCGATCGAATCTTGTGTAGCCATAATTTTACAGTTTAATCAATTTACACTCGCATATACCGTCCTCACCGGTCGTGACGGAGTAGATGGCGAAATAGCATCCGTACACATCGAGGTAAACCCGCCGCGTATAGTCGAGATTGCAGATGTCGGCCACGGTCAGTTTGACGTAGACCGTAATCATGCGGAACTTTTTCAGTATCCGCTGGTAGTCTGCATACCGTTTCGCCACGATACCCTCCGACCCGCCGAAATACATCGTGCGGGGGAAGTATCCGTATTCGAAATGCGCCAAACCGTCGGATGTCGTTATATTCAAGGCGAGAATCCGAGGTGAAGGCTCGTTATAGGTTACATCGGTGGTATTTCCGTCTTTATCCTTTTTGACATCGTAGCATGGAACTACGGCAAATGTCGTCTTGTCGTGGATGCTGTCGGTATTGTTGATGAAACGATTGGCCGAAGCCGAGAAATTCAATGATACCAATTCGTTCTCCAGCTCGATGTTCTCGTTGTCGATGGAGATGATACCCTGCGTGTTCAACATCTCGGCGTCCTCGTCGTTGTCGTAGTCGAGCGTGTTGGTCTGGGCATAATCCCCCATCGTGAACTCCGTCCCCTCCGGCCGCCAGATTTCGCCCCGATCGTTCAGAATCACTTTGCGGCTCCAATCCTGAATCGTTGCGTCGAGATGACTGTCGACGATTCGTCTGTCGGTCTGCGTGTTCGGCGTCCGGTTGTCTCCCGAGCCGACGATGCGGTAATCGTAGTCGATCGTCTCCGTCGAATTATAGAACTGATCGGGCGACATCATGCGGATCGTATTGCTATCCGAACTGTCCGGATAGGCGAAAAGTCCGGCCATTGTCATCAATGCCGACAGGAACTCCGCGTGCGTCATATCCGGCAGGTTCTCGGCAATCGGAAACGGAGAGGGAAACGATATATCGTCGAAATGGGGCGTAATGATGAACCGGGCCGAAACGAGAGTTTGATCGCCACCGTTCGTAACGAAATTTTCCAAACTCCACCAGATCACATTGTATTCCTCGACGTCGACTTCTTCCTTGTTGAATATATCCGACAAGGCGAAAACAACTCCGTTACCTATTCCGCTTCCCGAATCATAAACTGACAGCAACACCTGCTCTGTGCCATCTGTTTTGCGGCCGGCAAGACGCAATTCGACCGGTTTCGTCGCATCCTGTCGATGTCCGTTAAAAACAATAGGCTCCCCGTCATAACTAAGTATCGACACGTCTACTACTTTTGTATTGGCAATATAGAACTCTTTATATTCTTTCACCTCCGAAGGCAAGCCCTTATTTATTACATCTTCGACAACAATCCCTCTCTTATCCCATACCGTATTATCCTTTTGATAAAACAGCGGATAATATCCATTATCGCTATTCGTAAAATAGGCGGAACTTGCCTCGAACCGATCCGAGTACCAGCTATCCGGCCCTGAGTTTTTCGACACGAGCGGAATTAACAAATCATGACCGTCTATTCGACTTAGTGCAGTTTTGTCTTCTATTATAATTCCGTGGTACCGTTCTATTGCGTTTAATACGGCTTCCACGTAGATAGACGGATGCGTATATTTCCAGTATTGGCGGCTTTCTCCGGGTATGTACCAGTTACCGGAAGAGTCTTTTGCATATTCGATAAGCGATGCGCCGAAATCAACTGCGATAAAACCGGTATACGGAGAAACCGGGCTATTCCTAAGTAAATAGCTTGTATCTTCGTTCCACTCGACATAATCCGCTCCTGCCACCTCGATGATCTGCTCGCGCAGATCGCGCAGCGAAGCGTCGAACAACGGCTGGAAGTTGTCGATGTTGCCCCACACGAGTGTGATGTTGATCGTGTCGGTTACGTCCGTAACCATCGCATACCCCCGCGTGAAGACCGGAAAGCCGCCGAGGTAGTACGCTGCCGAATGCTTCCCGTATACCGCCGAATCGTCCAAGATGTCGATGCGGTCGATCAGACCGAAGGCCTTGCGGTTGCGGGGCGTCAGCGGCAGATTGATCTCCGCGCTGCGGTTGCTCTGGATCACGTCGAGATCGTTGAAGACCGGCGACTGGAAGATCAGCGACGGCGTATCTTCCAGATCGCACAACTGACCGTTTATGTAGAGCTCCTTCGTCATAGCGTCAAGTGCTTTATCGAAAGTTCTACCACGCAGTCCTGCATGCAGGCATTCGTCCGCGAGATGTCGCCGTCTTCGACATAGGCGTCGATCCACACCTTCCGCCGGGCGTCGTACAGCTGCACCTCCCGTCCGGAGAGAATCGATGCGCACAGGTCGAACAGTTCACGGTCGACCAGTCCGCTATGGAGCGTATGGGTCGTGGTCGCCGTGATCGTGCGGTGGCGTTCGGGTGTCAGTTTCTCGGAGAGCGTTTCGAAGGTCTCGTCTTCGGATACGTCGTCGACGCGCTCGGTCGGATGCCAGAGAAAGTAACGCATCAATCCCGTTGCATCGCGCCAGCGCACGAACGATCCGCTGTCGCAAGGATTCACCACGACCGTCAGACGCGCGCTCTTCACGGCGCCGGTCGTGCCGCCCGTCGAGACGATCAACTGCCGCTCGCCGCCTCCGAATTCGCGGAAGAAGGTCATCGGAAGGGAGAACACGGGATCGACACGCGAATAGACCTCCCGCCGGCCGCTGTCGGCATCGGTGAAAGCGAAGTCCTGCATGGCGCCCGTATAGGAGTTGACGAGGATCTGCTCGCTGTAATCGAACGCCGGAAAGACCACGATCTTCGACGGCTGGGGCCAGCTGATCGGGGTATCGGCCTGCGCATTGTTCGTCATCGCGCGCGCCGACGCCCCTTTGAGCAGATAGAGCGGCGACGAGGCAATCGCCTGCCCGTCTACTTCGAGGCTGATCGTCGTTTGCGCATTCCCGTCCTGTGCGATGATTTCGAACAGATCGTCCATCGGGAATACGGCCGAACCGTTGATGATCGAACGCACCAACGTATAGCCGCCGACTTTGACAACGGCCGCATTGTATGTCGGCGCTTCGCTGACTCCGACCGTATTGTAGTTTCTCGCCAGCGAAATGGCGGGTGTTAATCTATATTTAGGCATAATCACTGATTGTTTCATTCAACATCGTAAACACGCTGCGGTCGAGCTGCTCGGAGAGTTGCCGGTCGATGTCGTCCACGGCCGGCTGCAACAGGTCGAACAGGATCTCCGTACCGCCGCCCTCGCGGTAGAGCACCGTGCCCTTGCTCCATACGTTCGCCGCCACGGCGTAGGCGTCGATCTCCTCGATGCCGTAGAGCCCCTCTTTGGCCTGCGCCCATCGCTCGATCGCAAGGAGAAAAGCATCGAAGGAGGCGTATTGCGCCTGCACATCGCCCGCAGAACGTCCCCCGTCGACGCCGGCGATCCCCTGCCGGCCGACGAACGCCGCTTCGAAACCGTCGTCGTTCTGTTCGACCTGCGTTTGGAGCGATGCCGCCGTCGCGCCCGTGGCCCATTCCGGCACGCCGAGGCTGTTGACCCGCTTTCCGCTGCTGCCCGTCTTCGTTTGCAGATTCGCCACGACCTGCGTGCGCAGCGTATCGAACCGCGCTTCGCACACCTCGATGAATCGCTGCGGATCGAAATAGCGCAGTATCTTGTCGATCCTATCCATTGTTGCAGGTCGAATAGGTCATCGTCGCCTCGCATTCGACTCCGCAGACCAGCTGATCGAATCGGGCGGCGAACGGGGTGATCTTCGTGACCTGCACCTCGACTCCTCGATCCCGCAATGCCTCGAAAAACTCCGCCGAGCGGTCGATCATCTCCTCGACGATCGGCATGACCTGCGTCGCGGTATCGGGTTCCGCTTCGCCGAGGTCGCCGCAGAAGAGGAACTTCGAGGCGCGCTTGTAGACGCCATCGAGATCCGTCGGCGTGATCGTCTCGAAGAATTGCCGCACGACGACCGGATACTCCGTGATCGTTCCCAGGATGTAGTTCGTCTCTTTAAGGCGGGCATAGATATACGAACCGAAGCCGCACGCCCCGGCGGCCTTGTCGATATGGTCGTTCAGCGAGTTTATCTTCACTCCCACGATACGGCGGGCCGGCGGCGTCTGCCCGACGACCCTGTACTCGTATTCCTTGTTGTCGGTCATCTTCTTTTGATTTTAGAGGTTTGTATCCTGCTGAGATTGCGCTGCTCGATCACGTCGTTCGTCGTCGACTCGAAGGCTTCGTAGACGACGCTCCACTCCATGCCGTAGACCGACGCGGGCGATACGGCGCCGTTCATGATCTGCACGTACTTGCGCACCACGGCGGCGATGCCTCGGTCGGGGCGGTCGATCTGCGCCTGCCGCTCCTCGTCGGTCGGGTCGGTTTTTA